AGGATGATGCACTAAGTTATTTCCAGAAACTTGCTGAGGAATAATTACTGATATAGTTTAATATTTTCTCCTCTTTTTAAGGTTCTAGTCACATATTGGCTAGAACCTTTTTTATATGACATGAGTTCTTTCATATCATCTCGAACTATACCTAAGTATATACCTTTTAACATACGAATATTTCTTTTTCTATTTTCTATATCCATTTCATATTCATAATTGGTGATTGGATTTGGTACATCAGTTTGTACTACATATCCACGAACTGTTTCGTCCCAATAGGTGATTGAATAATCAGATGCTACTTGAAGACCTTCGGGAACAATTACTACTCCATGACTATCTGTTATTTTTTTAGTTTCATAGTGATGGATTCCACTATACAAATAGTTATATGCTGATGTGTATTGTGTGGTATCAAAAATTGCATACTTATCTAAAAGAAATCTATCAAAATCATTTTGTAGAAGAGGCCATTCAGTTTGGATATTGAGAATATTATTGCACAGAAGAACCAACCAATCTAAAGTTGAATCTCCATATACTTCAAATGCAATATTATCTGGTCTATCATCTCCTTTGATTTGATATTCCGTAAAGACTGTGGCATCATCAAAAATGTCTGGTCTTAGTTCATTCTTTTTAAAAATATTTTTTACAGTAATATAATCTGATATCTTAGAGTCTGGAAGACGACTAACATATTCAAAGTCTGGAAGTTTTCTAAAGTAATTTGACATGTTAGAACCCTATTGCTGCATCGAATGAACCATTACCATAATCATCATTAAAGACTGGTGTAAGTTCATTAAATGTAAGTTGTAAAGAATAAGAAGTCATTATACCATCAGTAAAGGTATTGTAGTTACCATCAGGGGTATATTGAACTGTACAATTTTGTAGCGCACACTCTTTAAATTTATTTAAGTATTTTTGCTCTCCCCTACCTTTACCCATCATATATTTTAACGTGAATGTATGAGGTGATTTAAGGAAGAAGTTTGATTCACTTCTTATGGGTGACATCCCTTGCTTAAAGAATCTAATAATCTTAACAGCGGTTTGTGCTTCTCTTGAACTACGAGGTGATAGTTTAAATGTAAAACCAAAAGTTCTTAGTTGAGGGCCGTTGAATAGTAATTCCATATTAGGATTCAATACCATTCCTTCTCCTCTTTGGAGTGCTTGCTTTCCTATTTGAGTAGCAGAACCTGCTATAACAGAAGCAAGTCCCTTTTTAACATCAGGACCGTTCTTTGCAGCTTCCTTTGCTAAATCAGTTGCTACATCTGCTCCTGCCGTCAATCCTTTTTGAAGTGCAGTCATGGCAACACTAGCAGCAGCTGCTTGTATAGGGTCCATAGTTCCTGAACCCCAGTCTACTGATTGAGTATCACTAATTCCTCCAGGAACAGGAAGCATTACACTACCAATTTCTGTTTTCGTAGCATCTCTTCCTTTACCCATTGATGTTAGACTAGCTGTATTTCCTTGCGTGCCACCAGCAAACCCACTAGGATTATACTTCACCATAGTCATTTTAAGTACATCACGATCTATTGTCTTGAGAGATTCTGGAAATATTAAATGAGGGAATCCTGAGGTTCGTGTACCCCCTGCTGCTTTAGTATTGGATTTTGGTGATGGTGTTGATTGATTATCCCCATCCCCTTGTGCTTGGTTACCTTGTCCAGCAGATTTATTCAGTGCTGCTTTTTGCTGTGCAGTTGTTGCCAATGAACTTGACATAGAGTCCACTTGATTGGCAGATGCATCGTTTATTGCTTCGGCATTTCTTTTATTTGATGCAGTTGCATTATCATTCCAGCTTGTCTTACCATCATTATCTCTTGTCCCAATGACTGTTGGATTATTTCCTTTAGCATCATCATATCTTATAATTTCTGTTGCATATGTAGGAGGATTTCCTGTAGGTCCCGTTACTCTAGTAGAGGTATAGGTTCTACTTCTAATCTTTCTTCCTCTCTGATTGATTTTTTCCGTAGGTACAATACTAATTGCACTTGTAGTAGTAACAGCCGACATTTATAATAACTTTTTATTTATTTAGGATGAATTTACCATACTGTAATGCGAGTAGCTCATCTAGTTCTTGGAACTCTACTACCATTAGTTGTCCTGGTATCTCTTCCCAGGTATAATTTCTATAGTTTTGCCAGTGAAAGTTCAGTCCTCTGAATCCCCAGCGGAATATTTCTACACAAGCAATTAAAGGGTGTTGGTCATAACTAATCCCTGGTGTTTTAGCATTGTATATAAATGTATAAAATTTACCTGTTTCTGGAATGATTTCTTGAATGGTAAAGATTTCCATGATGAGGAGCATAATATCTTCTGGGTCATTCACATTACCTTCTAGAACTTTTGCTTTAAGTTCTTCTACACGTGCAGTAGGATTATGTTCTAATTTAACTTCTTCTTCTAGTGCTTCTTCAGCAAAACCAAAGGAGTCTGTCATGACTTAAGTCCTAGTTCTTTTTCTGTGATGATTTTAAATTCAATCATTCTATCGGTACACCACTCAGATGCTGCTTTCCATTTTGCTTGATTAGTGGCATAGGTTTTCATTTCGTATAGGTATGATTTGGATACTCTTTTTCTTCTGAGAGGAGGTCTAGTTTGTTTGGCAGGTTTAACTTCAATTACATATGTCTTAAGGTCACCCGTACTTTCCTTTACTTTTATGATAAAATCTGGGAAGTAACGACGAACTCTACCATCAGGAGCACGATAGGGTATCCAAAATTCTTCACTACCCCACTCTAAAATACTTTCATTTAAGTCGCAGTAGTTACAGAACTTTCTTTCCCAGGTGCTCCTACAGATAATATTGCGAGGATTTCCTTTATATTTCCGTGGATGGATGGGTTTGAATAAACTCTTGATACTTTCGGCCATACATAATATATAAGGTCAAATAGTATTTATAAATGCCCTCCTTAAAACAAAGTAAGAGTAAAACAGTTGCTGATATTAAAGCCAACTTATTAAGACCTGCTTTAAGTTCTCATTTTGATGTAGAAATTGGACTTCCTCGTGCTCTTTCCCTTAGTCATGGTGAACAGAGTAAGTTAAATTTAATGTGTTGTGAGGCTGTATTGCCAGGTTCTCAGTTAGCTACTATAGATGTTACTAATGATTTTCAAGGAGTTACTGAACGTCATGCCTATCGCAGACAGTTTGATCAATCTATTGATTTAACTTTCTATGTTGATGCTGGAAATTATATACCGATTAAGTTTTTTGAGAAATGGATATCGTATATAATGGCAGAGGGGACTGATAATGAAATGGCATTTGATAATTATTCATATAGAGTAAGGTATCCTGATGAGTATACTGCTACAGGACTTACTGTTACTAAGTTTGAAAGGGATTATAGGAGTCAGTTGCAATATGAATTTGTAAGAAGTTTTCCACTAGCAATAACTTCTATGCCAGTTTCTTATGAAGCATCATCTTTACTTAAGGTTAGTGTTCAGATGACTTATATAAGGTATATTTTAAAAAATAAGGGAGCTGTGTCTGCTCCATTTAATCCATTCCAACAATCTAATTTTAATGTTGCTGGATTCTTAAGTAATAGTGCCGCTCAGTTGGTTGATGCTGCTGTAGATGATATTACTGGTAGTGATTTTCTTGGAGATGTAGCTGGTGGATTTGCTGGACAAGCTGTTCACAATGCCCTCACTTAACCCCACTAAATAAATATACTGAAATTTCTATAGGATATTATGCCTTTACCAAAGATTGCCACGCCGACATATGAGTTGGAATTACCCTCAACCGGAAAGACGGTTCAGTACAGACCGTTTTTAGTTAAGGAAGAAAAATTACTTGTAATTGCTTTAGAGAGTGAAGATAATAAGCAGATTACTACAGCAATTAAAGCAGTACTTAAAGCATGTGTTCTCACCAAAGGGGTTAAGGTAGAGAATCTACCTACTTTTGATATTGAATATCTATTTCTTAACATCAGAGGTAAGTCTGTTGGAGAAGAACTTGATGTTAATATTGTTTGTCCTGATGATGAGACAACTGAGGTTGCTGTGAAGATTGATTTGGATGATATTCAAGTACATCGTGATGAAAAGCATAGCAATCAGATTAAACTTGATGATACTTTAATGATGGAGATGAAGTATCCTTCATTAGATGAGTTTATTAAATCTAACTTTGATTTTAATGATACGAGTCAAATGGATCAATCCTTTCACTTGATTGCTTCTTGTATTGATAAAGTTTATAGTGAGGATGAAGCATGGGCAACTGCTGATTGTACCAAGAGAGAAGTGAATGAGTTTCTTGAGTCGATGAACTCTAATCAGTTCAAAGAGATTGAAACCTTTTTTACAACGATGCCTAAACTATCTCATACTATTTCAGTAACAAATCCCAAGACAAAAGTGAAGAGTGATGTAGTACTGGAGGGCTTAGCGGCTTTTTTCGCCTAGCCCTGGTACATATGAACCTGGAGAATTACTTCAGGCTCAATTTTGCTTTGATGCAGTACCATAAATATAGCTTAACAGAGATTGAAAATATGATGCCTTGGGAACGAGACATCTATGTCGCTCTTCTCCAAGCACATCTTGAAGAAGAGAAAATGAAAGAGAGTCAACGCCAAGCTAATGCCAAGTAAAACTGATAACAAAATATCTGCGCAAGGGTTGTTGGGACCAGCATCAACATCTTTATTTTCTGCTGGAGGCAGGGGTGCTGTTGGAGCTAATTCAAAAATAATTCTAGAGAATAAGAAAGGTGTAGCAATAAATGCTAGGAAGATTACTAGTTTAAAAAATATAACAAAGGAACAACAAAAGCAGGATGCAGGTGACACTATAGGAGATAAGTTACCTGGTGGAGGTGGAGGTCTCACGAGTATCTTGGGTTCTATATCCTCTAGTATGGAGGGTATTAAGGAGACTTTAATAGATCAGAATGAGTTAGATGCTGATGCTGCTGCTGATCAAAGAAAAGCAAATGAGAAAAAGAAAAGAAGTTTAAAGGAGAGTGCACTAGAAGGAATAAAAGGTACTCTTAAGAAGGCAGGAGATGCAATAACTAAACCCTTTACTAGTCTATGGGATACCGTTATGGGGTTTCTTACGACTATATTCATGGGAAGAATTGCTATAAAATTATGGGAATGGTTTGCTGATCCTGCAAATACAGAGAAAATAACATCCATATTCAGATTTATTGGTGATTGGTGGCCAGCAATAGTAGCAGGTCTTATTGCATTTGCTTCTCCATTATTAGGTCCGGTAGGAGTAATAGCGGGAATTGTTGCTTTAGTAGTCTGGGGAGTCGTTAAGATACAGGATGCTATTAAAAGTATCTTTGGATTTGGAAAGGAGGTTGATAGAGAATTAAAGAGTGGTTCAAAGAAGAATGAGAAGGATCTTGTTGGTATTGAAACTGATGCTAATAAGCAGATGGATGCCCAGGTAAGTAACGCTCAACAAGGGCAACCTGATGTATCTCCTACTCAGACTGATCCTAAGGCAAGTGAGGGTAAGAACTTTAAGAAGGGTGGTGAGGTTCCTGGTACTGGAGATAAGGATACCGTACCTGCAATGCTTACTCCTGGGGAGTTTGTTATGTCTAAGGATGCTGTGAAGCAATGGGGTACTGGTACTCTGGCAGGAATGAATGCTGCTGGTGGTGGAAGTAATTCACCAACTATGAATGGTGATGGAGTTATGGGACTTAGAGGTGGCGGTGTTGTTCCTGGTGAGGATGGAAAAGAGGAGGGTCCTACAGGAGTAATGGGGGGTCTTGCTGGTGCGGCTGATTGGATGACGGGTGGTATATTTGATTTTGATAAGAAGGGTGGTGGTCTTGCTGGTATGATGGGTGGTGGAGGTGGAGGGGGAAATACCTTTGCTAGAGATATGGTTAAGGAGCATGAAGGATTGAGAACGGATGCATATAAAGATTCAAAAGGATTTCTTACTGTTGGTTATGGGCATTTAATTGATAAGGGTTCTCCTAAGGATATTCAGGAGTTGAAAGAAGGTGATACTATTACTGCTGAAAGAGCAGAGAAATTATTTGATCGGGACTTTAAGGAGCATGCAGATGCTGCTAAAAAGATTCCTGGTTATGGTAAAGCCGATGAGAAGCAGCAAGCAGCACTAATAGATCTTACATTTAATATGGGTCCTGATTGGCACACAGATTTCCCAAAATTTACTGCTGCATTTAAGGCAGGTAATTATGAATTGGCAGGTGCAGAATTAGAGAATAGTAAATGGTATGGAGATGTAGCACGTAGAGCACCTACTATTGTAAGTCTGATTAAAGGTAAAGGACTTCCTGAAGGTTCATATTTGGGTGGTAAAGGTGGTGGTGGTGCTCCTGGTTCTGGTGGTAGTAGTGGTGGTAGATATGGTGGAAGTAGTTCTACTCCAGCAAACGTTTCAGCACCACCTCCTGTTAGTAATATTAGTCCTCCTACTAGACCAAGTTCAACGGTTGCTTATGCACATCAACATGAACAGCAGGATAATCAACCTTCTATTCCAAGTTCGTCTCCAGAATTACCTGATTTGGATGCTGGAGCTATGGTGTCCTTGTCCAAGATTAAAGTTTTGGGGATAACGGTATAAGATATGGCTTGGGGTGCAGTACTAAAAACAGCAGTTGGTGGAGTCAAAAAAATGGCTTCCAACAAAGTTAAAAAGATTGGAGCAAGTAAAGCTGGGAAGTTATTAGGTAGAGAAAAGAATATAATGATGGGGAAACCTCAACCTAAGGGACAGGTTGGAGGAGCAGAATCTACTGTTCAACCTCAACAGACTCTTGCTCCTTCTGCTCCTGATACTGGGGGTGGAGGATCAAAGAGTTTTAAGACAGAAAAAGAAGCAGCATTAGAAATTAGGACTACTACCATTCAAGTTGCGACGTTGTTGAAGGGGTCTTATGTACTTCAGAAAGAACGGTTAAAGAATCAAAGAAAATCAACGGAGAAGGGAAAAAGATCTGGAGCAGAGGGAGCATTAGAGAAAGCCAAAGGAATGGTATCGGGATTTAAGATGCCTAAGATGCCTGGGAAGGGAATATTGGATACTGTTTTTGGATTTGTAAGTCAATTGATTTTTGGTACGGTAATGATCAAGTTGATGGATTTTTTACCTACTATTCAGAAGATTCTTCCTACACTTGGTAAGATTGCTGATGGAGCAATCTGGCTTGGTGGTATTATTCTTGAGACCATGGTTAACCTTATCCATTGGGGTTATAAACTTGTTGATGGAATGGGAAATATGGTGAAGGGCCTCTTTGGTGAAGAAGGTGCTGAGAAGTTT